TGTTTCCTCGAAGTTTGTTTTGCCAGCTGTTTTATGTAAAGACAAGATAGTTCGACTAAAATTTTGTCTACCCAGTCGTTCAATATCCTCTTTAAGTTCTGAGCAAGACCCATAGTAATTTTTCCAATCAGATTCTTTTTTTACTCGTCGTTTTTTTCCAGGAGGTTTTCTAAAAGACCAGAAATATTTCCTCCCAAGGTATTTTCGTTGGTTGGTGAGATTGGTAATGTTATAAACAAAACCATAGTAGTCGTTAATATCGTCACTAGAAAAAGGTCTGTCACAATATATCCAGGGATTTTCATAATCGATACTCATCAATAATATCCAGCACCATATCAAGATATTTATGTGCTAGACCACGGGATTCTGACCCGTACTTATGTTCCTCCCAGTAGAGTTCATTTTTAAGTCTCTCTACTTTCGTTTTAATTTCTGCAGCAGAAATCTGATTCCTAGGCATGTGGGGGAGTTGCGTCTCCCCCTATCTATAGCACCAATCAGAGTTTAAAACCACTGAATGTGTCCTTTTTCACATCTTGCTTGATACCACCAACAACATAAGACTCTACTTCGGTCTCTTGTGGTGCCACCTGGAGACCCTTGGAGGAGATCCAGTGCTGCGTCCAGGGCAGTGGATTAGCAGATGCAGCAATGTCATATACTGGTTTGAGTCCAATTGACTTCAGACGGCGATTAGCAATCCACTCAACATACTGTTGAAGCAGTTTGTCGTTAAGACCAATCATGGAACCATCTTTGAACAGATAGTCCGCCCAACGCTTCTCTTCATTAACAGCACGGTCGAATGCCTTGTAAGTCCACTCTTCCTCTTCCTTCATGATTTGCTTCATTTCAGGATCATCACCAGCAGCCCATTTGTTCAAAATGTTTTGGGTGATGGCGAGGTGTTGGTTCTCGTCTCTTGCAATAAGGGAGATGATTTTAGCGGATCCCTCCATAAGTTTGAGTTCACCAAATGCGAAAGAACAAGCAAAACTGACATAAAAGCGAATGCCTTCAAGTATGTTGACATTAGCAACTGCTCTATAAAGTTTACGCTTTAACTCACGACGATCAAACTTACCAGCAGTGTGACCTTCAGTAGCAAGTTCCCACATAGTGCCATTACCATACTGTTGGGCACTGCTGATGAAGTCATCATATGCCTCTGTGACGCTGCTAGCACGTTCTAGAATGCGATCATCAGTTACGATCTTATCAAAGACTTCAGAGGGGTCTGCATAGACATTCTTGATGATGTAGGTGTATGAGCGACTATGGATCATCTCCATGAATCCCCAGACCTCCATACATGCCTCTAGTTCAGGTAAGCTACAGTAAGGAATAAAAGCCATCCCAGGACCACGCCCTTGAATGGAGTCAAGCATAATCTGGTACTTGAGGTTAGAGGTATAGATATGCTTTTGTTCTGGACGAAGTGTTTGATAATCCCCACGATCTTTTTGTAGTGAGACTTCTTCTGGTCTCCAGAAATAACCCAGTTGTTGAGTTGTAAGTTTGTCAAAAACTGGGTATTTGTACGAATCGTATCTCTGGACTCCCAGAGGTTTACCGAAAAACATCGGTTGTTTTTTAGTATTCACTTGTTCAGTGTTAAAGACTGTCATGCCCTTAACTTTAGTCATGTTATTGTCCTCTACTGAAGAAACCTTAAACTGCACAGGATTCACACTCTCCCTCCTCGGCTTGTTCTAATTCTGCTAAAATGTTATTTAAGTTTTGTTTTTCGTCTTCTACCTCATCTGATTTTAGATCGTTGGTATTTTGATAGTAAGAAGTTTTCCAACCGTACTTATATGTAGTCAAGAGATCATTTGCCCAAACTGAAATAGGAATTTCATTGTCAGGGAAATGCTCTGGATTATAAGACCAATTACCAGAAATTGCTTGGTCAAAGAACTTCTGCATCACAGAAACAACCTTGATATAACCAGAGTTATCTTTCATTTCCCACAGAAGAGTATAGTTGTTCTTCAGGGTTCCATAGGAAGGAACAATCTGCTTAAGAGGTCCTTTCTTGGACTTCTTAACGGACAAGTAATCCCTGGGCGGTTCAATTCCATTGGTTGCGTTTGACACAACGGAACTGCTCTCTGAAGGCATTTGTGCGGACAGTGTTGAGTGCCGTAAACCGTGTTCCACGATAGATGCCCTAAGAGATTCCCAATCATGCTCATACTTGATACTGGTGATCTCGTCCACGTCCTTCTTATATGTATCAATCGGCAAGATACCATCTGCATACTTAGTGCGGCCAAAGTCATCACACCATCCCTTCTCTTTAGCAAGTTCGTTGGATGATTTCAGCAGGTAGAACTGGAAGGATTCGGAAAGTCCATGAACAGCATCCCATGCCTCTTGAGAGTCGTATTTGTATCCCAGTTTGGCAAGGTAATGTGCCAGACCAATAAAACCTACTCCAAGCGATCTACGTGCCTTTGTAGCGCGTTCTGCTGCTGCCACAGGATACTCTTGGTAATCAATCAATTCGTCCAGAGCACGAACAGAAAGATCACAAAGATCTTCCAACTCATGATCAGACTTTACCTTGCCAACATTGATAGCAGAGAGAATACACAAAGCAATCTCACCTGCTTCATCATCAATATGGTTGATAGGATCTGTGGGAAGGGTGATCTCCTGACACAGGTTAGACATATTCACCTTGTCTTTGAAAGAGGAGTGACTATTACAGTGGTCGATGTTCATGATATAAACACGACCTGTCTCTGCTCTCTCTTTCAGGAGGTCCAGAATGAGTTTTTGAGCACTGATAGTTTTTCTTGGAACAGACTCATCTCGTTCAAACCCCACATATAGATCATCGAACCTATCAGTACCAAAAGCGTCATATAGACCTGGTACGTCGTGCGGTGAGAACAGGCTAATTTCTCCATCCGCAATGAAACGTTCGTAGAAAAGTTTTGAAATCTGGATGGAGTAGTCAAGTTTTCTTACGCGATTGTCTTCTGATCCTTTATTGTTCTTGAGGACAATGATGTCTTCTATTTCTTGGTGCCAGATTGGGAAGTGGACAGTTGCTGATCCACCTCGGATGCCATTTTGAGTGCAGCATCGGACAGTTGCTTCAAACTTTTTGAGGAAAGGGACAACACCTGTGTGTTGAACTTCTCCACCTCTGATTTTAGCGTTGATGCCACGGATCCTGCCTGCGTTGATACCGATTCCCGCCCTTTGTGCAACATATCTGCCGATAGCCATATCAGAACTAAAGATGCTATCGAGGGTGTCATCAACATCAACAAGAACACAGCTAGCAAATTGTCGAAGTGGAGTTCGCACTCCCGCCATGATAGGTGTGGGAATATTGATCTTGTGCTTGCTGATTGCGTCGTAGTATCGTTTGACATAAGAAAGTCTCTTTTCTTTAGGATACTCAGCAAAGATAGTCAGTGCAATCATGATGTACATGAATTGTGGTGTTTCATACACACCACCACTACTTCTGTCCTGTACTAGATATTTATCTGCAACCTGTCTCAAACCAGCATAGGTGAACAGAAAGTCCCTATCATGATCAATGAATCCGTTCGCTTTCTCAATCTCTTCTTTTGAATACTTTGTGAAGATATCTTTGTCGTATACTTCTTTAGCAGTACAACTCATAATATGTGATTCAAGATGAGGAAGTTCTCTCATCTTCCCATAGAGACTCTTGCGAAGAGAAAAGAGAAGCAGACGAGCAGCAACAAACTGATAATTGGGATGATCCAGATCAATCAGATCAGAAGCAGCACGAATCAAGATCTCCTGGATTTCTGCAGTGGTGATGCCATCATAAAACTGAATACCAGACTTCATCTCAACTTGACTCGCAGACACCCCTGCAAGACCCTGACATGCCTCATCAACCATCAAATGCATCTTATCTAGGTCAAGGGATTCAATTCGACCGTCTCTTTTTTTAACCTTGGTGCCGTTACTCATATCTTCTTCCAGGTGGTAAATTTAAGTTTTGCTTCTAAACCAGAGTATGTATTTGATTCTATCACAGACTGCACATCCAGTCCAGACATCACCATATCATT